TATTTATTTTTTTTGAATGACATCGTTTTCTCCTCTGTATTGTAAAACTGATTTTGGTATTGCCTGACAATTCCAATGTATAAATCTAAATGGCTCGTAACCCATATCAGTTATATATTGATGTGGCATGTATGATGGAAAAAATATCATACGACCTGGATTTACTTTATAATTAATTTGTGTAGATGCATAAGTTATATTTTTCTTATCTTTTTCTGGTAATAAATTCATCATATTACCTGCTCTTGGATCTTCAAATAAAGGCATTGAAGTTGCCTCACTAGCTTTTAAAAAATAGAAACCAGATATGTGACCATTCCAATGTGTATGTAAAGTATGATAACCTGCACCTTTTTGTGCAAATTCTTGTACCCATAATTCTGTAATAAACACTTGATAATTTGTTAAATCAAAACCCATTTCATTTAATAAATTATGTGCAGTTGCACCTACGTAGTTTTGTAACTCTGCAAAATTAGGATCACCAATTAAAGATGTAGAATGAAACACGTGACCCATGTCACCTTTATTACCAAACTTTTTATTACGTTCATCAATAGCTGGTTTTAAATTTTTCTTAGATGCTTCAATGTATGGATCTGATGCTTTATTTAAACTATCTACAAATTTTGGTTGATCAGCCCACCATATAGGTGATGCAAAATACTGTTCTAATTGTAATTGTATTGGATATCCTTCTGCACTACCGCAAGACATCTCTTCTAATTTTTTTCTTGTTTTTTGTTTTCTAGCTTTTGCTTTTTTCTTTTTCATATTTTTCCTTTATCTAAACGGTACTCCTAAATTCCATATAACTAAACTATATCTTGATCCTTTTTTAACTGGACATACTCTATGCCACACAAAACTAGGAAATACAACTAAAGATCCTTTTGGTAATATCTCAGTGCATTTTCTTATATTAGGTTTTTTGTCTGGGTCTTGATTTCTAAAATCAAATTCTAATTCACCACCTTTATAGTCTTTAGGATCTGATAAACTAACTGTTACAGATAGTTTTCTAATTTTACCATTAGATGGATCATTTCCTTCTCGTTGATAGGGTCTATCCCAACTATCACAATGCCAATCATAAAACTGACCTTTTTCATATTTTGTAAACTGACAAGACTCACTATAATCCCAATTAAAATTCCAACCTGCATTTGCATTTGCTTGATGAACATAAGGTTGTATCTCTTTATAGATCCATCTATCATTCATCCAAACAATATTTGAATTTCTTTTCTTTTTTAAATCTTTTACTTGTGATTGATTTAATTTTTTATCACCATAACCACCAGTTACAGCCATTTGATCAGAAATAGATTTTCCATATTTAACTATCTCATCACAAACCCTAGGAGGGACTGCTGATTGAAAATACCAATAATAATTTGTCAAATTCATATTCTTTCCAATTTCTTATATCATATTTTTTTAAACCATCCAGTAATAATCCATTTTTTTTCTGATGGAGCTGGAATACCTCTATGGGTGTGAGTAAAATCTGTTGGCCATATTAAGGTTAAACCTTTTTTAGGCTTAAATTTAATTTTTTGATATAAAAATTCTGTCTCACCTTTATCTTTAACAGTATTTAAATAAGTCATAAAAACTAAGGCCCTAGATGCTATAAAATCATAACCAGAAAAAACATTTGTTCTTTCATTATGCCATTCTTTTATCCCACCTCCGGGAGGATAATATTGAATATTAGATGTATAATCTGTTCTAAAAGAACCTTGTAAATTAAATTCATCTATATAATCCTGAACAGCTTTAGATAAAAAATTAAAATAACCCATCACTGTTTTATCAGAAGAACCATTAAATATAGCTACATCTATTGAATCTTTAAAATTTTTATTTATCAAACTTTTGTTTGTAACAGGATCATAAGTGCGTCCTGTGTTTTTATACTCATCATGTTTTTTATGATAAGTTATTAAATCGTCACATAATTTTTTAGGAGCCTGATATTGTCTAATAAAATTCTCCATTATTTATCAAATGTATGTTGTTGATACCAATTAAAAGCCAAACCATATTTATAATCATTACCTAAATGTCGTTTAGTATAATGAAATAAAAAGGGAGAAAATAAAACAAATTTACCTTTCTTTGGAGTTATCTTTTGTTTTATATCTGGAAAAATTAATTGTTGACTATGTTCGTTTAAATATATAACTCCAGATAAATAAGCTGGTATATGATGGTGTTTATGTGTGTAATCTGCAAAACCCTCTTTATATCCCCATGCATCTCCTAAATCATATTTAGGAGGATTTAAATTTTCATCAATATAATCTAACAAAGGTAGTATAGTTTTTATAAACTCTTTATCATTTATAAAATATTTTGTAGGAGTCATTTCTCCAGAGACATGCGTTTTATAATTATTATTATTTTCTTCTTTTACAGATTTATTTATTTCTTTAATAAAATAATTAGAATTAATATCTAACGTGCCTTCAATAAAAATATAATCTTGTTTTATTTTTAAATTTAATTTTCTTTCAACTTTCATAAAAGTTGATAGTAACAAATATAATATAGAAGTAAAGTATTAAGTCTCAGATACTGTTAAACAACCAGAAACTGTAAATGTGGCAACAGTATGATTAGCTGGGCCTACACATCTTGCAACACTATTAGTTCCCGGACTAACTGTAAAAGTTGCACATCCAGGTGCTCTAAATATAGCAACACCAGATCCCCCAGAGGCTCCGTTTCCAGAACCTCCACCTCCGCCACCACCAGTGTTTGCTTGTCCTGCAGTTACAGAAGATCCTGGTCCATGTCCTGTTCCACCACCACCAGGTCCACCATTTCCTCCAGTCATACCAGCGTTAGTTCCACCACCTCCGCCACCACCTCTTGTTACAGAACTACCTGTTATTGAAGATGCTTTACCATTTCCGCCTGCTCCAGAACTTCCTGTAAATACAGGTGAAGAAGCGTTAGAACCAGCTCCACCAGCTCCACCTCCACCACCACCTTTTCCTTCACCAGGTGAGTTAGATCCACCAGGATTTCCTTGTGGTCCTCCTAATGCTGCTGGTATTGAAGGTGTATTACCCGCTCCTCCAGATTGACCTGCGTTAGCTGCAGCTCCACCACCTGATCCTCCAGAGTTTCCTTGAGTACCACCACCATTTGAAGTTGCTTCAAAATCTTTTCCTGGTCCTAAAACAGAATTAGTTCCATTAGTATTATTTCCACCACCACCACCAATTGATATTGCAAAAGTTGTTCCACCTTCAATTGTTAAAGGTGTTGCAGGAGTGCAAAAAGTTTCTCTATAACCACCAGCTCCACCACCACCACCTTGACTTGGTCCACCACCTGCTCCACCTGCTATTAATAAATAATCCACAGCAAAAGTCGGAATAAATCTTGGCCATGTTCCAGCTCTACTAGCACTTAATTGACTTTGCATTGACCACACACCACTTGCTTTATTTAATTCTTTTACGATTACGACACCTGAACCACCTGCTCCACCTACATAGAAACCACCAGAATAACCTCCTCCACCCCCACCAGAACCTGTATTAGCACAACCTGCACCTCCGTTAGCAGAAGCACCTCCAGCTCCAGCTCCCCCTGATCCAGCAGAACCAGCAGATAGACCTGAACCACCATTAGCACCTCCACCTCCACCACCAGCTCTTGTAACTGAGCATCCTGTAATAGAAGAAGCTAAACCATTTCCACCATCAGCACCAGCATTACCAGAACCACCATTTCCTACATCTTCTCCAGCGACACCAGCACCTCCTCCACCAGCACCAGCATCAGTAGTACCTCCACAACTTGGTCCTTGACCATCTCCACCATTAAAACCTTGATTAGCTGTTCCAGAACCTCCTGGTTCTGTCGAATCATTGAAATTACCTCCACCACCAGAGCCACCAGGATTTGCACCTTGACTACCATAACCAGCACCTCTACCACCAGCAGTAGATGTAATAGTTGTTATTGTAGGTCCAGCAAGAGAAGAATTATTACCATCATTACCAGCATTGTTAGGTGAGCCAGCAGCTCCGCCTGCTCCAATTGTTGCAGTTACTGTACACCCTCCAGTTACTGGTACACGTGATTCGTTAGAAGCCCCCCCTCCAGATGTTTCTCCAGCAACAGAATTTCTATAACCACCAGCTCCACCTCCACC